CCTGATGCCAACCGCTGGAATGCGCGAGGAAGCTGAGCGTTACCGCGCGTGGAAAGCCGATGGCGAGCAGGGCGGCACTGATGTGGCAGCCACCAGAGCATCGCAGATCCTGAGTGGTGATGAGCTGTCGCCCGACACCGTGATCACCATGGCTGCATGGTTTGCGCGGCATGAAGTCGACAAGCAAGGGCAAGGTTTCAGCCAAGGCGAAGACGGCTACCCATCACCGGGCCGCGTCGCCTGGGCCGCTTGGGGCGGCGATGCTGGCCAAAGTTGGTCTACATCCAAGGCCGATAGGATTAAGGCATTGCAAGATCGCACGATGGAACGACCGTATCCCAATGAGCACGCGGCGCGATTGACCGATCCTGATCAATACGATGAGATCCGGCGCGTGAATGATGAAGGCGGCCCTGGCGTTGATTTCATCTATGGGATCAAGGATGGCAATACTGAGCTGCAGGCCATTCGCTTTGACGCGGCACGATTCAGCACCGACGAGGCCCGGCAATGGTTGAGCGACAATGACATGCAGGAGATCCTGTTTGAGGTGGCAACCGGCGAGCGGATGCAGCGTTCAGCGCCGGTGGCATTCACTCGATCAGCGCAGATCGCAGAAGATGACCGCACGCTTGAGTTCCCATTTTCAAGTGAGTATCCCGTTGCGCGCTACTTCGGCAATGAGATCCTGGCCCACACCCGCGAGGCCGTAGACCTTGCGCGGTTGAACGATGGCGCGCCGCTGCTGTTCAACCATGACCCGGACAAGCTGATCGGCGTGGTCGAGCGCGCATGGGTGGATGAAGACCAGAAGCGCGGCTACGCGCGGGTGCGTATGAGTCGCAATCCATTTGCGCAGGAGGTGATGAATGATGTTCGTGATGGCGTGCTGCGCAATGTGAGCTTCGGCTATGCGATCAACGATATGGAGCAACGAGGAGAAGACTTTATCGTGACGCGATGGAGCGCGCACGAGCTATCGCTAGTGTCAATTCCTGCCGACCCTACAATCGGAGTAGGGCGTTCACTGGATGCTCCGGTCGCGGCCACAGCCGCATCACTTGTCCCAACTTCTACCGACATGGAAGACACCACCACCGATCTGATGGCGGTGCGGGCTGAAGCGGCTTCAGAGGCTGCCAAGGCTGAGCGCACCCGCATCTCTGGCATCACTGCTATCACCGAGAAGCACGGCATGGCTGACCTTGGCCGCCAGCTGATCGAATCCGGCCGCAGCCTTGATGAGGCTCGCGCTGCCGTGCTTGATCAGCTTGGCAGCAAGGCGCAGCCTGTCAGCGAGTCCGCTGGCGACATTGGTCTCAGCGCCAAGGAAACCCGGGAGTTCAGCTTCCAGCGTGCAATCAACGCACTGGCCAACCCTGGCGACCGCAAGCTGCAGGAAGCCGCGGCATTCGAGCGCGAGTGCTCCGAGGCTGCCGCCGCACGCGCCGGCAAGGTTGCTCAGGGCATCATGGTGCCGAGCGAGGTGCTGCGCCGTGATCTGACCGTTGGTACCGCATCTGGCGCTGGCGATCTGGTCGGCACTGACTTCCGCCCCGGCAGCTTTATCGAGCTGCTGCGCAACCGCTCTGCACTGGCCGGCCTTGGCGTCACCAGCCTGACCGGATTGACCGGCAACGTGGCTATCCCGCGCCAGACGGCTGCGGCGACCGCCTACTGGGTGGCTGAATCGGGTTCGCCCACCGAGAGCCAGCAGACTGTCGATCAGGTCAACCTGTCGCCCAAGACGGTTGGCGCCTTCACCGACTACAGCCGCCGCCTGATGTTGCAGGCCAGCATCGACGTGGAGCAGATGATCCGCCAGGATCTCGCCACTGTGCTGGCGCTTGAGATCGACCGCGTGGGCCTCTACGGCCTGGGCAATACCAGCCAGCCGCTTGGCATCAAGTTGACCACCGGCATCAACACCGAGGACTTCGGTGCCGCCACCCCGACATATACCGAGGTGGTGAGCATGGAATCCAAGATCGCTGCGGACAACGCCGACATCGGCGCCATGGCGTATCTGATGAACGCCACCATGCGCGGCAACCTGAAGACCAAGGACAAGGGCACCGACACCGGCGCCTACGTGTTCGAGCCTGGCGGCACCGTCAACGGTTACAGCGCCGTCGTCAGCAATCAGGTTGAGTCTGGCGATGTGTTCTTCGCGGTGTGGAGCCAGCTGATCATGGCGATGTGGAGTGGATTGGATCTCACCGTGGATCCCTACACCCACAGCACCAGCGGCACCGTGCGCGTGGTGGCCCTGCAGGATGTGGACTTTGCGGTCCGTCATCCCGAGGGCTTCTGCCGCGGCAACAACACCCTCTGATGTTGATTCAAATCCTTAAGGACACGTCCATCAGGGGCGTGGCTGTCAAGGCAGGGCAGGTGGTTGATACCGAGCAATCGGACGCCATCGCCCTGATCAACATGGGCAAAGCGCAGCCGGCTCCGATTGTGGACCCGGTCCCGGCAGTTTGCCCGCAGCCTTTCCGCAAACCATCCCGCAAGAGGACCAATGGCCATCCATCAGCAGACGCTTGAGAAGCTGCAGCATTTCACGCTGCTGGCTACTACCACCATCACCGCCACCGGCAACCAGACCGGCGTCGATCTCCTTGAGTACGACGGCGACATTCAGATCATCTTGGCCGGCACTGCTGCTGGCGCCAGCGCTGATCTGACGTTCCGCATCGAGGAATCTTCCGACAACAGCACGTTCACTGCTGTGACCGGCGGCACCTTCACTGCGATCGGCAACGCTGCCTACAAGGAAGTGAAGACGCTCAACCACGACGACCTGAAGCGTTACATCCGCCTGAGCTGCACGGCTGAGACGGGCACCGCTTCTAGCGCTGTTACATGCTTCGGCTTCGGCTTGAAGAAGTACGGCTGAGCTGTTCAATGATGGCCCCGGCTTGAGCTGGGGCCTTTCCTAGACTGAGGCCAATTGCTACTGCACCATGGCCATCGCCAGCATTCCGAGCATCACGTTCACCCGACCGGCGAACACGACCGCCTATACCGCTGGCGATGTGATCGGCAGTGCAACTAGCGCGATCCATGAATTGACCGGCGCTGCAAGTTCGTCTTCGTTTGTATTTGTGCAGTCGATCCAGCTGCTGATTAACAATACGACGGTGCCATCCGGCATGGCCGGATTCCGCGTGCATTTGTATTCGGCGGCGCCTACCGCAATTCTTGACAACGCTGCCTATACCTTCACGACATCTGATGCTGCAGCATGGCAGGATAGCTACGACCTTGGCACGCCTGCTGTTCGTGGTTCTATGTTGCGCGTGCAAGCTTACTACCAGGGCGGCATCATGAAGCTGCAGCCGGCGTCATCCAGTTTGTACGCAGTGCTAGAGACCCTGGGCGCCTATACGCCTGCCAGCGGCACCGCTTATACGCTGCGCGTCAAAGTGCTTGAGGCTGGATTCTGATGATTGGCGCGCCGGTCTTCCGCTATGTGCTGACGCCAGGATGGGCCGGCGATAGCTTGGCGCGCGCTGCGCAAGCGGTGCCAAGCCTCGACCTCAACTTCGCCGTCACCAAGACTGTCGGCCCCCTCGTCGCCTTCACCCGCGCCAGCACCGCGACCTTCATCGACAGCGCGGGAACGCTGCAGACGGCGGCTGTGGATGTGCCGAGGTTTGACCACAACCCCACGACCGGCGAGAGCCTGGGCCTGCTGGTGGAGGAGCAGAGGACAAACCTTGTTCAGCAAAGCGCAGATATCTCTAATGCTTATTGGGTAAAGACAGAAACAACCGTAACTGCCAATGCCATTGCCGCGCCTGATGGCACTACGACAGCAGGCAAGCTGATTGAAAGTACAGCCAACAGCCAACACATTTTGAATTCCGCTGCAATTACATGGGTTGGAAATACCCAATACACAGCCACCTTTTACGCTAAAGCAGGTGAACGATTTAACTTTGACATTCTTTTCGGCACTGCCGGAAACTGGGTAAACAGCGAGCGTGTTGCAACCTTTAACCTTAACACTGGTACTGTTTTATTCCCTCCCAATTCGCCCGCAATTGCGTCCATTCAGGCAGTAGGAAATAACTGGTACAGGTGTAGAGTTACTGCCACGACAACAGCTTCACCGTCTGCCAGCGCCGTCTTCATTCGCATGGCGGATGACGCTGGTCTAACCAGTTACCAAGGCATTAACGGCCATGGCCTCTACTTCTGGGCCGCCCAACTAGAAGCCGGAGCCTTCCCCACCAGCTACATCCCCACCACCACCGCCGCAGCCACCCGCAGCGCGGACGTTGCCAGCATCACGGGGGCGAACTTCAGCTCCTGGTATCGGCAGGATGAGGGGACGATTTATGGGGAGTACATTATTACCGTTGCTACAAGCGATGGCACCCTTACATCTTTTGATGACGGCACAGCTAACAACAGATGGCAGCAACGTTTTACATCAATTGGCCAACGTTATAGGCTGCAATCTGGCGGCGTAAGTTTAGTAGACGACATCAGCACGAGCGCACCTTTAATCAATGCAACAAACAAAGTAGCGCACGCTATTAGGGCTGGCGATCAACGCCACGCCGGGAATGGACTCTTAAATGCCATTGCGTTAATTGCGTCTCCACTGCCAACGGTAACTCAGCTTCAGATTGCAACAGGCCCAGGAGCCGGCAACGCAGGACGCATAACCATCCGCCGCCTCACCTACTGGCCCCAGCGCCTCCCGAACAGCACCCTCCAGGCGATCACGCAATGACGCACTACCTCCGCTTCCCCGACGAATTTACCGGCATGGCTGCGCTGGATGCTGCTGGCCTTACCACCACCAATGAAGACGGCGACACCGTGGTGCTCACCGCCAGCCACACGCACGCCTTGGATGTCATCGGCCCCATCTACAAAGGCGGCACCTTTGACCCCGACACCGGCGAGGTGCTTACCCCACCCGTGCTCCTGAGCGGCTGGCACGTCAACTACATCGGTGAGCTGCCTGAAGGGTGGGACGCCTATCTCGTCGAACCCAAACACCCATCGAGGATATTCGCGTGACCATCACCGAGAACCTAGACGCATTCCTGGATGACTTCGGCGTGACATGCACTGCCGGAGCAGTGACTGCGCTGGGCATTCTTGACATGCCATCCCAAGTGCTGCTAAGCGACGCAATCCTGAGCACTGACTACACCTTGACCGCACGCGCATCCAGCTTTGGCAGTTTGAAGTATGGCGATGCAATCACGGTGGCAGGCACTGCCTATACGGTGCGCGAGACGCAGTACATTGACGATGGCGCAATGGTGCAGCTAGGACTGCAGAAGACATGAGCGCACCGATCCGCAGCAACACTCGCGCAGCATGGGCCGCTAGCAATCCGACCCTGCTGGCTGGTGAGTTTGGCCGCGAATCAGACACCGGCAACATCAAGATCGGCAATGGCGCGCAGCGATGGAGCCAATTGCAGTATCACGGATGCCCTGGCTACTGGGGCAGCTTCTGGGATTCGACATCGCAGTATGTGGCGACGATCAACACGCCAACCGCAATACTGCTGCGTTCTGGCGACTTGAGCAACTACGGCGTTGCAGTTGCATCAGGCAGTCGTATCACGGTGCTGCATCCTGGCGTTTATAGCATCACATTTTCAATCCAGTTCACCAATAGCGATAACAGCATCCATGACATCAACGTATGGCTGCGCAAGAATGACAGCGGCAGCAGCGGTGATATAGCAGATTCAGATAGCCGCTTCAGTGTCATCGCGCGGCATGGC